ACCCTGTTGTCTAAGGTTTTCTACGTGTGCGCTGTGCCTTTGTATGGCATTAGGTTGCCCAGGTTTATCGTGTCCCTGACCAGACATGTGATAGCTTCTTCCTCCCCACATATAGAACCAGCTAGCTTCTTCTTTAGGGGGCTTAGCAAATAGTCTTCCTCCATATTTATGCAGGCGCTCTATAAACGTCATATCATATCCTGCGTTCTCTATAGGATGACCACCAATAGCTTTCCAGGCAGACTTCCTAAAAACAATCCCAGAATTACCTATCCATGTAATATCAGTGATGGCATTACCATTATAGAACACCCCTGGGTTCCAGTGAAGGATGTTCACATCATCTGTGAAATACTTAGCTACGTTCTGTAAATGCCAGGGAACAGCTACATCATCATCGTCCCACTGGCAGATAACATCCCCTTGACAGAGTTCTGTGGCATAGTTTTCCTTCTCTCCAATAGTGCTAAATGTATAATCCAAATTCACAATCTTCACCTGGGGATGGTCAAACTTAAGCTTTTGTAAAGGATAGTCATTCACTATAATAAGCTCACACTTATCAGCAGGATAGTCCTGCTTGAGGAAAGAATTTACACTCTCCTCAAGCATCTCCACCCTACCATAGGTGATGCACTTACAGCTTATAAATGGTAGTTCAGATGGCTGTTGCATTATAAAAACGGTTTACATCTTCTCCCTCTAGATAGATTTCACTCTGGAATGTGTTGCGCTGACGCTTAACACCCTTCACCTTATTAGTGCGAATATCTACTTCAGGAATCTCCTGAGAACGCTCATGTAAGTCATCCAAAAGGACTAACACTCTACCATCCTCAATGGCTACAGTGCGAATCACCTTGTTAATGTTAAAACTGTCTCTAAATTCAGTGTACACAGGGTTTTCTGGTGTACCGCTCTTTAACTCTTTACGAGTGTAGAAGAATTGGTTTTTCATTGGTTGTATTTTTCTAATAATTGTTTACGTTTCTCATTGATTTTCTCATACTTATACATGTCATTTTCGACAGCTGTATGTTCATCAAAGGTAAGAAGAATAATATTCTCTTCATCAAAAGCTGCCTGAGGATATTTCTCTTTTGCCAGGATGTGATGAAAGAATATGGTGAGAGGATTTTTGCCTAAATACTCCTGGCTCACCTCAGAATAATGCCTTCTCTTTCTCCAGATTTTGAGGAAAAACTCTCTCATTTTAGAAAGTTCTTCCACTGTCTCTTGTTTTTTAAACCTTGGCTTATGGCGGAAGCAATAGGCTGATTCAGCACTACGTCCACACACTCTACATTGAGGCATAATAGTATAATAAGGATCTGTCTCGGTTAATTAAATTAGCAGCTTCTTGCACGTTACATCTGCTGTTTAGCACATTTTTAGAAAACTCTATAACAGCTAGTCTTTCTTTTGTGTGACCGTGCATGTGCAATCTAGTGGTTCTGTCTCTAATAACTTCTATAGATGCTTTATGTTTTTTCATGCATCTTTTAAGAATCTTTTCAGGGTCCACTAGAGGAATATTAGTTGCATATTTTCTGTAATATATCCTTCTAGGTACATTTTTCATGTATGGCCAGTCAATACACAACTCTTCTCCATACAGATTTTTGTACTCACGCTGAAACTGTTTGATTTTTTCAACTTGTTCTATTGTCATTTCACACGATTGTAGGTTTTAAATTTAGCCTTGGCGTTGTACATATCTATAAGGAAATTAACATCCTGTTTGGCCTGTTTAAACTCCTTTTTCTTGCGCTTGTCCATTAGGTTTATCTCCTCTAGTCTTCTTTCTATTTCATCAGAAAGCTCAACAAGGCTGAGATATTGCTTAGAATACAAGCTTACATCCTCGTCCTCTAGGGACAATATGAGTTTAGCCATAGCTATTGTTTTCCCGTTGATCCAAAGCCTCCTGTCCCACGAGCTGTATCAGAAAGCTTTTCCACCTCTTCAAATAATACTCTTGGATAAGGAACTATAATTATTTGCATAATTCTTTCTCCTACAGAATAGGACTTAGCATATCTTCCTGTAAGTTTATTAAAAGTTGCTTGAAGCTCACCTCGGTATCCACTATCAATTACTCCTACAGAATTACTTAAAACAAGTTCTGTATTTCTTATAGAAGATCTAGGATAAATAAGTCCTACATATCCTTCTGGGATTTCTAAAGAAAGACCAGTACCATAAGTTATTTTATCTACAGCGTCTGTAATTATAGATGTAGCAGTGATGTCTAATCCAGCGTCTCCTTCTTTAGAATATTTTGGAATCTTTGCATCAGGATGCAGTTTCTTTATTCTTACTCGTAAGTACATAAGTTTCTTTTTGGTTTACTAAGTTAACTAGTAAGAGTTTACACTTATTTTTATCATTCGACCAATCAACTAGTTGATCATATGATACTTTCTTATTCATAAATGCCCACAGAGTAGCATTTCCAAATTGTTTATGTATCCATTTATGATCACTAATTGACAACACTGCTAGATTTTCAGGATCATTATTAAAAACATTGCAGTCTCTGTGATGAACATGATAACCAGTTGGTACTTTATCTATTCCCAATGTGGTAGTTGTTACATGAATGTGTTCTTTAACTCTTCCTATTTGAGGTAGATACTGTAAAGGATACCCATCAGAATCTTTAAAGATAGCTTTATAGTTAGGGTTTCCAGAACCTCTATAAACCTTCTGTTTATATTTTCCTTGACACTCGTGACTACAGAAGAATCCCAATATTCGCTTTCTTTTTAATCTATCAGGCCTTTGTCTAAATGTTTTACCACATTCTGTACAGGAAACATTGTGTTCCTTTCTTTTAAATAGTCCCATACAGGTTTTGGAACAACATTGATAGTTCTTAGCCCTTGAAGGATTAACTAACTCCTTTTTGTGGCACCCTTTACATTCTACTTCTACCTTCTTAACAATCTTCATGTCTCAATCTTTTTTTGCAAATCTATTATAAAAAATTGAGACTACCAAATTTATTTATCAAAATAATCAATTAGACTAACTAAGTTGATTAAATCTCACTTTCAACATTTTCTTCTGGGTTTAAGTCTGCTTCTTTGATTTTAATAACAATGCTGTCTTTGATTTGATTGTAAAACTCATCATTGTCTAACAGCATTTGTTTAAACTCATCCAGGTCATACTTAGTGTCATTAAAAGTCATGGTTTTACCATACTTTCTACCCACTTCGTATTCATTCATCAAGCTTAATATTTCACCCACCTTATCAATACCCTGACCATAGACAATCTCAAACTCAGCTTTTCTATATGGAGGGCACATCTTGTTCTTAGTGGCCTTCACCTTTGTTAGATTACCATAAGTGACATCACCATTTTTTGCAAGGCTTCTGCTCACTTCCACTCTACAATCTGAATAGAACTTCAGCGCATGTCCTCCCTGTGTTGTGGTGGGATTTCCAAACATTATGCCTATTTTCTCACGATATTGACTAATAATTACAACACAAACATTGTGTACACTAAGTGCTGTCTTAAGCTTTGGATAGGCATTACTGTTCAGGACAGCTTTCTTACCGATAGCACTATCACCCACCTCACCATCTAACACCTTCTTAGGAATTAGTGAACTGTCACTGTCAATAATCACTAGGTCAATCTCTCCAGTGTTAATCATTTCCATTGCAATGTTAAAACCTTCCTCACCACATGATGGTTGAGAGATGAGAAGTTTTGTAGTGTCTACACCTAACGCTTGGAAATAGTTTTTGTCTACAGCATGCTCACCATCTATGTAGAGCACACGTCCACCCTGTTTTTGACATTCTGCAGCAATATGACCGCAGATGGTTGACTTACCTGTACCCTCCCATCCCATGAGTTCGTACATTCTTCCTTTTACAAATCCTCCTACACCTAGTGTAATCCAATCAAAACCTACACTTCCTGAACTAATCACATCATACTTGCCTTCTGTTTTACTGTCTAAGGCTAACACAGTGCCTACACCATAAGCTTTGTTTAGCTTATCCATAGCTTCTTGAAATTTACTCTTTGCTTCAGCGCTTTCTTTTGCTTTTGCCATATTAAATAGTTTTTGTAAATGTACACAATTTCCTAACGATTTCCAAACTTTTGTGGAAAAAA